GCCGTAGATCGAAGCGTTGTTGATGCTCCAATTAGTCTCGTTAGTCATCAAACGAAACCTGCCCTGCGCGTTAGTCAGCGTAGCCGATTCAGCAGATTTATCAGAGCGCAGCTTAGGCCATATCTCCAGCGTGCCACTGCCGCTCTGGTCCTCCAGGACCTTGTGCAATGTAGCCGTTCCGGCTGACCCAAGCTGGATGTAGTCGCCAGCCAGCAATGTTCCCGTCATGGTAACGCTTACGCTTGAGTCGCCCGTGCTGCCTGTAATCGCAGCCGATGTCGCCGTACCTCTTGGCGACGTGTTCAGCGGATCGCCTAGCAAGAATGTCCCAAACTGCCCCCGGAGGGAAATGAGCCAAGCAACCCACTGCTCTGCATCTGCACGTTGCATAGGTGGCAAGCCAACATCAGCCTCCCAAGACTGACCTGAGTATGCGTGAGACTGACCAGCAAACGTAAACGGGCTTTGCGAGTAAGCCACAGCGTTCCTTGCACGCAGATCAATCTGCGCAACCCCCGTATGGGACAGGAAACTTCTTGGGTAGGATATAGCCATTATGCAAACGCCTTGCCGTAGGAGCCGCCCTGACGCTTCGCATCAAGCACAGCAGCTTTCGACGCCTCAACCATCTTAGGTAGAAGTGCGCTGACCTCAGACCGCGTGACGCCGCTTTGGAATGTGTTGTTCTGAATGACAGTCACGCCGCCCATGCCTTGACCCTTAGTATGGTCAACAACAGTCTCACGCGGGTGGATCATCGCCATGAAGCCGCCCTTGCCATCAAGCCCTCCAGACCGTGCGCCGTTACCGGTGTAACCACCGCCGGAGAAACTGGTTGGACGCGCTACGGGGCGAAGGCTTGTGGTGGGTGCAGCAGAGCCGAACCCGCCAATCGCGCCGCTAATCAAACCAGTGATCTTCTTCACAACAAAGATGCGATAAAGCTCCTTGATGATTTCAGATGCCATAGACTTGAAGGCGTCCTTTACTGAGCTTGTGCCATCAATGATGGACATAAATCCACTCTCAAACGAACTTGAGACAGACTCTTGGATTGTTTTCAGCCGCTTCATTTCTGGTGAAAGTTCGCGGTTGATTGTCTTAGCAAGCTCTTTTGTTTTCGCGACTGATGTGTTCCCAGGCTCATCAAGTTCAATAGACAATTGCTCAAGCTGCTTGCGGTATTCATCCAAGTAATTGAAAAGGCGCGGATCCTGCCCGCGTCCGCCCATCACAGAACGGTTTTTAGCCAGAACAGTGCTTTTGAGCACAAGCTGAGACATAACCTTATCTTCGTCAGACAAGAACTGCTGCCTATCTTCGACCGACTTTTTCATCTTGTCAGCAAGGACCAGCATGTTGCTTTGCTTGATTGCCATCGCCCTGAAAATGGCGTCTTGGCCTACATAATAATCGCTCTGCTCATTAACAGATTTTGTTGTTTCCCTTACCGCATTCTCAACCTCTTCAACATCTGCTTTAATGGCAGACTGCAATCCTGCTTGCTCTGCATACGCAACAAGCTGAGACCGCAACTCAGGCGTCATCCGCCCCATTGCATTTAGCTGTTCAATTGTAGCTGTAAGGTTTTGGGCCGCCTCTTTTCGCGTCTTGCCAGCAGAAGACAAGATGAGATTACGGACCTCAACCTCTGCCATAATCTGCTTTACAGTATCCGCCTGAAGGTCTCGCAGAGTTTCCTGCGCTGCGCTTGTGTCCTGAACACTGTCACGGTTTACGGCGATCTGCTCATTGATTAACTCAAGATCAGATTTTAACTCGGCAATGCGCTCAAGCGGCCCAATATCGCCAAGTATGCCTGTGATTGCTTTGGCTCTTTGCTCTTCACCTACACGCTCAATCGCATCAAGCAAGGCCATGTACTTCTGAGTAGCCGCTACCGCAGGTGCCGATAAGTTCTCAGAGGACTTGAGCATATCAATGCTTTCAAGTTTGCTGTACGCAGCCGATAGATCAATGACCGGGCCTTTTAGGTCTTCCGTGGCCTTTTGGGTCTTTTGAATGGCGATAGCAAATGCTGAAAAGATCGCCACACCAGCACCAACAATAGCACCGATTGGGCCAAAAATTTGCAGGAACTGTGGTGCCTGCTGGCCGAAGGCTTGCATCTTGGATGTACCGTTTGCAACCTGGACTGCATAGTCACCGATCTGGAAACCGGCCTGCTGCAACCCGCCCATGGCAAATTTGCGCGTGTTTGCTTGCATGGTTGTGATGCCGTTGTTGAAACCACGCATCTTTGCTTGGCTACGGTCAATCTGGTTGCTTAGGTTTTTGACGCCGTTCTGCGCCTTACGGAGCTCAGGAACAGCATTGCCCGAAGCCATCATCCGGAAATTCAGGTCTACGTCATCCATTGCCGTTCCTCTCTTCGATCAACGCGAAGTACGCGATCCACTCATTGTACTCTGAAAGAGTCATTTCCTCAATCTCGCTTATGGTCTTATGCAACCGGTCAGCCAGAGTAATGAGGTTCATCCTGAATGGATCGCTCCTTAGTTTTTTTCGTGATCCTCAACGCTCTCCGCAGAAAAAACCTTGCCAAACAGTGCAGCAATCACGCCAACAGGCTCACCCATCAGGATTGGCTTATCCTCAAGGGTGAAAGCCTTTTCGCCAGCTTCATCTTCGCACTTGTTGATAATCATCTCGACCATAGCGGCCATAGATGTTTCGCTCATGAAGTTGGGATGCTTGCGCTGAACCTTTTCAATGTCGCGTGCTGTCACCGGGCCAAAGTAAAGGCGAAGCGGTTCACCCGCCTCGCCCCACTCTTCGACCTCGGCAATGCTACGTTCTTGCTCCGCGCGTTTGGCGGCAATCCGTTTAGCAATGCTCATTTTATGTCCTTACACAGTTGTTTGAGATAGTGCGCCCGAACCCTGCAACGAAATCGACATTTCCACAAGCCCATCAAACGATGCGCTGACGCTGCGGCCAGTCACGATTCCAGTGCCGGTCAGGTACACGTCACCTGTCGTGTCGCCTTCAGGATACAAACCAAATGTCACTTCTGCGCCGTTTGTCAGTGCGCCCTGACCGGCTGTGTCGGATTCGTCCCAAAGGACATCAATCGTTGCGGTGAAGGTAGTCAAGCTGGACTTGTAGGTGCGAGCCGTGTCGCCCATGCTTGTATCTTCAAGCGTGTCTGCGCTCTCTTCAATGCTGAAAGAGCGGATTTCTGCAATCGCGTCTGAACCGACCTTAACGGTTCCTTCGCTTCCGGTATGAGTAGCCATAGGAGCCTCCTGTTATCTGGCCGTAGATGCGTCTTCTATGCTTGTAACATATCGGACAGTGAAAGTTAAGCGGGCGACACCAACGGGCTGGTCTGCCTCGCTGCTGAAGTCAATCTCAGTGCTGGAAAGAACAATGTCCTTTGCCAAGTTATTTACCCTAAAGTCAGCACCAACGGCATCCTCAATCTGAACACAGATCGCATCAACGTCGTCATCAAAGGTTGCTGTCGTCTTGATGTAGGCATCAACAGTAATCGCCAAGTCACGCTGCAAGGTAACAGTACCCATCGCCATCAGACCGGAAGTCTCAGATCCTGTATATACAGTCACCGCTGGCAGCTTGGCGTCCGTCAGAGGATATACGCGCGATGCGTACACTCGACCTGAAACCAAGCCAACAGAGGTCGCCAATACAGTAGCAACGCGGTCCCTAATCTGCTTGCGGACGTGCGCCATTACTGTCTCTCCAACTGAAGCGTAGTGACGCCGGTTCCATCGTGGACCCAAGCCTTTATGTTAAAGGTCGCGCCCTCAACAATGACCTCATCCTCATCCGACAAATAAGGAAGGTCCGCTGTACGGCATGTGAAGCGAGGCTGCTCATCATGGACTGGCACAAAACCACCCGCCTCAACAGGCACGGTCTCGTTATCAAACACACCATTAACCGTACTGTCGCCCATAGCATTTGCGCGGCGATACGTTGCCGCCACCGCAAACTCATCCACATTCAATATGCTAGATAGGTCACTCAGGAACGGCAGGGGCATCTTTGGCCTCCGGTTCTTCTTTTATATCAGTAGTGGCAAGCCCGCGAGCGATCAGCTTTTCTGCAATGCGCGGATCAACATCATGCAACGTGCCAGCTCGGCGAACTTCGCTGTCCCACTGGGCCTTCTTTGTCAGTTTAATTAGCATTCTTGCTCTTTCTGCCGCGCGTCTTGGGCGCTGGCGTTTCGCTCTTGTCCAAGGCGACAGAGCGATCAGAAACTGTAGGCTTCTTCACAGCAGGCGCGACTTCAGCGCGACCCATTGTTACTAAGCTGCGGCCCTCTGCTTCACTCAGATCAACGACATCTCCCGCATTGCAGCGCTTGCCGCCAGCCATGCAGGATTTGGTGATTAGGTATGGCATTGGGTTATCCTTTTGTGAGGTAGGGAGGGCCGTTAAGCCCTCCCATTTGAGCGTCATTATACGCCGTCGTTGTTGAAGGCAAACGATACGGCATGGCGAACTGCCACGTCCATTGTTTGCAGAGCAACGATGCGAACTGTGCCGCTTGTGCTGTTTGTGTATGGGTCAACAGTGATGTCGAGACCACCGTACATACCAACCAGCAAGTCGCTGAAGTTACCGAAGTACATGTCGCCTGCGGTAGCTTGGTTTGACACAATCGCACGGTAGCCGTTGATTGTGTTGCCTGGCTCAACCACGAACTGACCGGAGCCAGAATCTTTTGTGGTTGTTTTCAGAGCGCCGTACATGCCTGCTGGCAGGATGTACGCCAAGTTACCCATCAGAGCGTTATCTTCAGCAACAGCCGTTTCCATCGCAACTACTTCTGCGAAGGTTGGGTTAGCAGCCGCGAACGATGTCGGAGCGTTGATCCCCGACGTGCTCTTGATGCCTGTTGGCTGACCGGACGAACCGGAACCCGCGAGAGCGCCCAAGTCAATCGCTTGTGCGATTGCAGTGGACAGATCGTTACGGATCAGGGCTTCGATGTCCAAGCTGGACTGCATCATCATCAAGCGCGTCACGTCGGTGAAGGCACCCAATGTCTTAGGCGACATTGTGACCTGACCCAGTGTTGGCTCGCTTGCAGATGCGTCACCGCCCTCTGTGGAAATCCAGCCAGCGGCAGACGCTGCTGTCTTCTTCGGGATTTTCACATCGCCTTGCAGACCGGACAACATTGTTGCACCAGCTTGCATGACAGAGGAAGCGTTGCGCAGAACGTCGATGAAGTCGCCACCGCGGAAGTCTTCAGCGATTACCGCTGCGTCATCTGTGGTGTTCAGGTCACGCTGTGCCATGTTCCATGTGCGACGAACGTCAGCAGGAACGTAAAGACCTTGTGGGTCTACACCGTCACGCTTTGCAGCTTCAGCAGCAGCCTCAAATTCAAAGGCAGCAGCTTCTTGTGCTTTGCGGTCAGATGGGTTTGCCATCGCACGGATAGCTTTCATCAGCGAGAAGTTACGAACTTCCTTCTGCGTCAAGCCGATCTCGCTGTCGTCCAGAGGCTTAGTGCCGATCACGTCGAGCAGTTGGCCACGGAACTCAGACAGGCTTTTGCCTTCGGCAATAGCTTTGTCAGCAAGGTCACGCTTGTTGTGGTTTGCTGCGAGACGGTACATCTCGGCAGTATCTTTGGTAGCGGAACGGGCAGCTTCGGCCTTCACCGCTTCCATGTCGATCTGATTTTCA